GAAAGCAGTTCTTATCAATGATGCACTTAACCTTACAAGAATATCTGTATATGGTTCTCATGCATTTAATAAGAATTTGATTAAGAATGTAAATGATTTGAAATGGGGATTTGATAAGTGGATTCCAGTTGATGGAGATCCAAGACAAGCCATTGCTCCAGTATATAAGGATAGTCCTAATCTCAATGTTTTAGACAACATGCTTAACTACTTGGATGTATCAGCACAAACAGCAAGTGCAACTCCATCTTTACAGCAAGGTGTATTAAGTGAACAGCAAAGAACACTTGGAGAATTACAGATGGTAGCAGAGAGTAGTAAGACAAGGTATTCACTTGCTCTTAAAACAATTGCATCTGGAGATAAAGAGTTCTGGAATCTCTGGTATTTATCATATAAGGTATTCTTTAATGATGGACTTGGAGAGAAGGTAATTAGAGTAGCTGGTTCTACAAGAAGCTTTAGGAAGATTAGTAGAAAGGATATTCTATGTAAAGTTGACCCAGATGTTAAGATAACAAGTAAGGCTCTATCAGAAGCAAGTAAGATGAGAAGATTTGCTCAGTACATTAAACTTCTTGAGGTTGTATTACAAGACCCAGAAGCAGATAAGAGGGCTGGTATGAAGCATGGAATGTATCTTGCTGGTATGGATAAGGAAGAGATTGATAATGTATTTCCTCCAACAAGAGATGAGATGATAGCTAAAGAGCAGAATGATATGCTTGGCAGGGATGAAACTCCACCTTTCTTACCTAATGATAATCATCAGGTACATATAAGAATACATAAAGAAGCAAGAGATTCTAAGAAGAAAGATAGGCACATGAGCTTACATATGAAGGCTTTGAAACTTGAACAGGCAAATCCAGATTTGAATCCAGACCAGAATGAACTTGGTATGAATGAAGGACAGGTAGCTCCAGCTCCACAAGGTGGTGGAACTCCAATGCCTATTCCTACTGGTATGTAAATAATTTAAGTATAATAAGGGGATGAAAGAAATTACTTTAGAGGAATATACTCAAGCTCTTCTGAATGAGAAGGGTAGAAAAGAAGTTATACATGACTTGAAAGAGCTAATGAATAGCAAGGGTTGGAAGGTTCTCTGTTTGTATTTGAATCAGGAGAAGGATGCTTTACAGATAGATATGGATGATATTAACAAGGAGATGAGTTTTGATGAGTTGCAAAAGATAAGGATAAGGTTATATTATATTAAAGATATGCTGGGTATGCCTGAAACATTTATCAAGGATTTATCTGAGATAGAAGATACAGAAATACCATCAGAAGTGTATTAAATAAATTTTAATTGCCCTAACAATGGCAGAGGAAGTAAAAGAAAAACTTACAACTCAGGATGTAAATGAGGATGCTCCTGTAGATAATAGTGCTGAAGAGAATGTAGAGGATTATTTCAATCCATTTGCAGATATTAAAGAAGATGTAGAAGAAGCTCCAGTTAAGAAGGGTTCTGATGATGAAGAAGAGGAAGCTCCAGTTAAAAGAGATCCAGTAGTAGCAGAAACTAGCAATGAGTTAAAGGAAGTTAAAGCAAGTATAGAAGCTCAAAGGGAAGTAACAAAGCTTGTAAGAGATAATCCAATGTATGCAGATTATGCTGAAGAGATTGCAGAGATAACAGCAAAGGCAATTGTAAGGGGGCATAAGAATCCTGTTGAGTTTGCTATTAGGAATATCAGAAGTCCTCAAGAATGGATAGAGATTGGTAGGAAGAGTGGTATAGAAGATGCTGGTGTAGCTCTTAGAAGTAAGGTAGGTGGTGCAAGTATGGGAAGAGGTGAAAGTACAGCTCCAGACTTCAATAACATGAGTACAGGAGATTTTGAAAAGTTTGTAAATGAGGTTAAGAACTCATAGCTTGACAATATAGCAGATATATTCTATATTTAATTACAACTGAAAAAGCAAAGGAATAACCTAGTTTGAGAATCATTATTGATTTTCCGACTAGGTTTTTTGTTTTTAAGTTATTTAAATTTTATTCTTTACAAAGATGAGTGCATCAGTAACAACGATTCCTCATGCAATTAACAACTATTACGATAGATTGTTACTTGAAAGAGAGAAGCCTTATCTAGTCCATACAAACTTTGGACAGGTAAAAAATATCCCAGTTGGTGGGACAAATATAATTAAGTTCAGAAAGTATGGTGCTTTAACAGCAAACATTACAGCCTTAACAGAAGGTGAAACTCCAGCTGGAACAAATCCAAGTGTAACAGATATAACTGCTACAGCTTTATGGTATGGTGATTACATCACATATACAGATAAAGTAACTATAGAATCTCCAGATCCAGTTCTAACAGAATTGACTGAAGTTCTTGGTGAACAAGCTGGTCTATCTATAGATACAGTTTCAAGAAACATCCTTGTATTAGGTACTAATGTACTTTACTGTGATGCTTCAAGTCCTAAGGTAAATGCACAGACATCTGATGTTTCTGCAACAGATGTATTGGAAGCAGTACAGCTTAACAAAGCTATTGCAACTCTAAGAAGTGCAAATGCAAAGTATATAACTAACTTTGTATCTCCTGATGCTGGTTACTTAACATCTCCAGTAGCTCCATGTTTTATTGGTATAGTACATCCTCAGACAGTTACAAATCTAAGAGCAATCACAGGTTTTGTTCCTGTAGAGCAATATGCTAACAAAGCAGATGTTATGCCAAATGAGGTTGGTAAATATGATAGAGTCAGATTCGTTGAGTCTACTCAAGCTTATGTTTACTCAGCTGGTGGAAATGGTGGAATTGATGTATATGCAACTCTCATCTTCGGTAAAGATGCTTATGGTGTAACAAGTATTTCTGGTAATGCAATGAATATGTACATTACAGAGCTTGGTTCATCTGGTAGTGCAGACCCTCTAAAGCAAAGAGGTACAATTGGATGGAAAGCAAATCATGTCACTAAGATTCTAAATCAATCTTGGATGATAAGAATTGAACATGCAATAGTCTAATTGTAAGTTCTAGTGTTTGATAGGTTTTACTGCTTGTACCTCTAAAAGAAAACAAGCAGTACCTTTAGGGTTATAGGTTTACCAATGGTATGATAATACCCAAAAACTAAATTTAAAAGACTAATAAAATGTCTTACTCAAGTAAAGATGTAATGCACAATGCTAATCTTAAACAGGTTATCAATGATGTCATTGCACAGATGAATAATCAGGGTGGTGTAGCAATAGTGGGTTCTCCAGCATTAGCAATAGGATCAAGTTCTAAAGCTAAGATTTTAAATGGAGCATTTACTGTTGTTAGAGATGGTGTAGTATCCACAATTGCTAGTGCTGAAACAGCATTTACAGCAACTACACATGATATTGCAGATGGAAAAGAAGCAATATTCTTAGTATATTTGAATGGAAGTAATGCAGTTACTCTTTTAAAGGGTGCTGATGCAGATGCTGATAAGGCAGTATGTCCAGATACTCCTGATGGAGGACTAAAGATTGGTGAAGTAAAAATCTCAGTAACAGGAGCAATCTTCAATGCAAGTACAGATGACCTAGATGCAGCACATATTACAGACACATATACAAACAAAACAGATGTCCCTATAGCTTTGACAGACTACTCAGACAAACATTGGTTATATCATGATAATCTTCAGGGATTACTTACAGATATGATAGATATAGTAGCAAACAAGGATGTTCCTAGACTTGTTTCAAATCCTAATCTTGCAATTGGTACTTCAAATAAAGCAAAGATAAAGCATGATGCATTTACATATGTTTTAAATGGGGCATTTACAACAATAACAGGTGGAGAGGTAGCATTTACAGCTACAACTCATGACTTAGTTGATGGTACTGGTGCAGTATTCCTAGTATATCTTGATGGCTCTACAGTAAAACTCTTAAAGGGTACAGCAACAGCTGGTGGAACTGGTGCAGTATGCCCAGCAACTCCAGCAGGGAAGCTTAAACTTGGTGAAGTAAAGATTGTAACTTCTGGTGCATTGTTTGATGCATCTACAACAGAGCTTGATGCACTAACAGTAACTGATACTTATACTAATAAAACAGATTTAGTAGCAACAGCAGATTTCTCACTTTCCAGCTTTGGTCAAGAAGATTATATGTATAGTGCCAACTTCAAAGCATTATTGGATGATATAGAAGAGGACTTGAATGTAGTAAACAATGACAAGATTCTTGGAAATCCAACACTAGCAATAGGTTCTTCAAGTAAGAAGAAAGTAAAGAATAGTGCATTTAGTGTAATGAGAGATGGAGTTATATCTTTAATAGCAAGTACAGAAACAGCATTTACAGCAACAACAGATGACTTAGCAAAAAGTACAGGGGCTGTATATAATGTTTATTTAGATGCAACTAACACAATTAAGATTCTCAAAGGTACAGCAACAGCTGGTGGTATAGGAGCAGTATGTCCTGCAACTCCTTCTGGTGGTATGAAGATAGGAGAAGTAAAGATTGTTGTAAATGCAGATGCAATATTTGATGCAACAACAGATGATCTTGATTCAGCACATATAACTGATACATATACTAATAAGTTGGATGTGTTTGAAGCAATAGCCTAATTAGGTTATGAACTGCTGTAAGAAGCAGATGATAACATGTAAAGACAGAGATGTTTTTGCATACCCAAAATTCTTACATTCCTGCATGAAGAGGGCGTTTGCCCTCTTTGTGTTTCTTGTTGATATTGTATTGAATATGATTTATATTATAGTAGGTTAATTTAATCATATAAATAACATGGCTAAAGGAATAAGTCAGACAGCTCCTGTTGAGGAGAAGTCAGAGTTAGTTGAGAAACTAAGCACTCCTGTATCCCAGCAAGAGAGAGAAGAGATGAAGAAAGAACTTCTCAAAGAGTTAATGGGGGACAGAAACATTGTAGAGGTTCATTTTAAAAAGAGTGTAGTGGCTGAGAGTGAGAGATTTGCAGAAATACTCAATGCAAGACCTAAGGTTGTTGATACATGGGAAGTAGAAGATGGAATGAAGAGTGGATTTATTGAGGAAGTTAAGATCAATGGTGCAGTAGCTCAAGTACCAAGAGGAGTAGCAGTTTTAGTTCCTGATATTGTTGCCAATATGTTTAGAAGGTATCAAAATGCAGAAAGACAATCTGGACTTGATATTCCTAATCAAAGTGGTGGTCTTGGAATAAGAGCAGATAGGGATGAGAAGACAAGAGAAGCTCTTGGTCTTTAAGAATAGGTATGTAAAAGCATAAAGTTTACTTAACTTTGTGCTACAATATATTATGAAAATAACAGACATAGTTAGTCTTGCTAGAAAGAAGTCTAAGACTAATACAATTACATTCCCAGATGCTGATATGCTTTTGTATATCAAAGCCAAGCTCCCTCAGTTTCAAGCTGATATAGAAGAGGTCAATGAAGATTACATGGGTTCTATAGAGTACAGAGATTTAAGAGCAACTGGTACAACTGGTACTTATGAAGATACTGGTGTTACATATCTTTCCAGAGAGTACAATCTTCCTTCAGACATGATTCCAAGATTAAAGAGTGTTTCAGCCATGCTTAATGGTACTGATTGGGTTAATCTTAAACAGTATGATTTAAATGATATAAAGATTCCTTTTGAAGAAGATAGAATATTACAGAGATTTACCAATGATGAAGGTACAGCTGGTTATGAGATATTCAGAGGATCTCTATTTCTTCTTACAGGAGAGATTGAAAATGCAGTAACAGATGGTTTAAAGATATGGACATATTCTTTTAGTGCTTTACCAGCTTCTATCCCTACAGTAGGTGGAGAAGGGGATGTTGAGTTTGATACTTATGGTATTCCAGAAACAATGCATGAGTTATTTGCCCTAGCACTCTCAATGGAGTGGAAGAGCAATCAAGATGTTCCAGTTCCTTTCTCAGGACAGGAGCAGAACTTCTATGCTTTGTATGGGAAGCAATTGCAAAGTCTTAAAGGATTGGATAGAAGTAAAGAAACAATCTTTGAAAGACCAGCAGATAAGTATGATAATGGATTTAATTTGTAATATTTAATAGGAATGAAGAGTGAAAAAGAATTAGCAGTAGAGTTATATGAGCAGAATGTTCAGACTTTATTAGCCAGAAAGCTTGATGTAAGGTATCATAAAGAAACACTTATACCAAGATATTTAAAAGAAAAGGATAAAAAGGTAAGAGAAGCAAAGGTAAAAGAAGCAGAGGGCAGAGTTAAGCAATTGGAGATTTTAATAAAGGATATGAAAGACATCATCAAATTTAACAAGGAGATGGTTGAAGAGTACAAGTAAATAAGATAAGCTATAATATAGAGTCTAATACAGGAATGTTAGAATAGTAGGGTAAAATAATAATTTTATATTTTACTTGCTATGAATAGTATGGACAGAACAGGAATGAAAGGGATCGTTGAGTTACAGCTCAGAGATTCTTCTGGGAATACGAAGTCATTATTTCAGCCTAACAAATTATGGGATGCTGTAAATAAGCTCTTCAAGATTGATTTAAGATTACCCTTTATTACAGGAATATGGACAAAGAATGTTGTTGTGTATAATACTGTAACAACAGCTGGGCTTTCAGAGTGTGCAAAGCTTTTGGGTGGTGTAACAGCAGACCCTATTTCTCACATGGCAATAGGGATTGGTACTGGTGGTACAACAACATTGAATAGTGAAATTACAACAGGTGGTGGTCAAAGAGCTGCAGTAACCCCTACAAGTGAAACAACAACTTCTAGTGGGGATACAGTTCAATCTGTTCATACATTTTCATTTACAGGTTCTTTCGCAGTAACAGAAGAAGGGTTGTTTAATGCTGCTTCTAATGGTGATTTAATTGCTTATAGAACATTTAGTGCAGTTAATGTAGCAAGTGGAGATAGTTTACAGATAACCCACAAGATAGTGTTAAGTGCAGTCTAAGACTTGCAGTCAGAATAACTTGTTAAAAGGGTGGTATGAGTAAAAAGAACTTTACAATTTCAACAGTAGCTACAGCTCCTAGTCCAACTACTTCTGGTACTTCATTGGTGGTAGCTACAGGAACAGGATCTCTTTTTGCTGCAAACGAACCTGCTGTAATTTGTCCAGCTAATACTTCTCCAGATTCTACTAATTCAGAAATTGTAACTGTTAGTGATGTTACTGACGACACATTAACGATAGTAAGGGAGCAGGAGAGTACAACAGCAAGAGATATACAAGTAGGTGATGTTATATTTCAACAGATAAGTGCGAAAGATTGGAATGACTTGGTGACACTTGTGGGTGGAAAGATAGCTAAAACTACAAACATAACTTCTCTTAATGAAACAGGTATTGCAGATGGTGAAGTAGCTATATTCAATCTTACTAACAAAGACATTAGAACAAGTAATGTCCTGATTAGTACAGATGGGACACTTGCTGGGGATGCTGATACGAATATCCCAACAGAGAAGGCAGTAAAAACATATGTTGATAATTCCTCTTTCACTTGGAAAGGGGAGTGGGTAACAGCAACAGCCTATGCAGTAAATGATACAATACAACAGGGTGGTAGTGGGTATGTTTGTGT